AATTGCGCATTCGTAAAGGTCTTGAAGCCCGTTTGAAATTTTGCCCACATGTGCAACTGTTTGACAAATATGACTTAATGACTGATGAAATTCTTGAGAATGACATGACTTACAAAGATCTTGTGAAACAGCTAAAGGAGTATGATGCAGAACTTGTCAACTCCGAGGACGAAAAACTGTATATGTATGAGAAACTTATCGAAGATCCTTACATATTCGAGATGAATGATGATCTTGAATTTCAAGATGCACAGGATTCCATGCAGATTGGTGCTATTGATTTTGCTAGTTCCACGGATGTTGTTGCATACAACACTTTAAGGAATTATGTACTATATCTGTCGCAGCCACAACCTCATGGTTTGGGAGTCACAGATATGGATCTGATTCATGCTGACATTAGCGCACATCCAGATTTTTGGGCAACATTTCAACGCTTGAATACTTATGGTATTCGTAATCGCGAGCTCATGAATGATTCTTTACAAAATGCCATAAATGCCCAAGATATCCATTACAATTTTGAAGCACAAATCTATCATTCACGTCAAAATGCTTGGTATTCTTTCAATAATGTATATAAATCTTTTAAAAAATATGTAACATGATTGTGTGAGCAGATTGCTCATATTTGGAATAATTCGGGTTTTGTTGAAACATTGGGTTTTATTTACATTGGTGTTATTATTTTGGGATGGTCAGCTTTAGCTTATAATGGATTTTCTGCATGTAAGTGTCCAGTATGCAAACAGAATGATAATCTGTGTGAATGTATTCGTGTAACTGATGAGGGATATTTGTATCAAGGTCAAGTGTATTCTTTTGATGAATACAGTCTTGAATCACATAAGAAGAATGAAGTCAAGTTGGAAAGTGACATTAAACCCTTGATAAAACAACAACAAGCCATGCGCATTGAAAGTGATGTGAAACCTTTGAATAAACAACAACAGGCAATGCGCATTGAAAGTGATGTTAAGCCACTCATTAAACAACAACAGGCAATGAAGATTGAAAGTGATGTGAAACCTTTGATCAATCAACAACAACCAATGAAAATCGAGAGTGATATTCGTCCTTTGATAAAAGGTACACAGAATATGAAAATAGAAATTTTGGAAGAAGAAAAGCCTTTACATGTTGAAATGTATCAAGATCAGGGATGTGAGATGTTGGAAAGTAAAATTGTAAATAAATCTCTGTATTTGCTGCATGATGATCACAAACCTTATGGCAACGTCCTCTTTCTCAAGGGAACGGTGTTCTTGATAAATTACCATTTTATTGAGATTTTGAAACAAACCAAAGCACGTAATCATATCTTTTATCTTTCAAATCGCTCTTCAAAGCTTGTTGAATTCACCTTTGGTTCCATGCTTGATAATCATATTCGTTTGGAAAAGAATGGTGAACCTCTTGATGCTGCTCTCGTCTGGTTATGTCCGAAAGAAGATCGGGTTTCGCCTCATACTAACTTGACTCACTTGTTTATTAAGACAGAAGATTTGGCCATGCTCAATGGAAGTTATAATGCCCAATTGCCTACTTACAATTCGCAACCAAATGATATCTGTGTTTCTAAACGTTCTTTGTATGATGTACGTATGTCATATAACAAGGTTCGCGTTAGTGATCAAAATATTGTCATGGAAGTAAATCATAGTTGGCAGTATGGAGGTTCAACTTCATCAGGCGATTGTGGAGCTCCCATCATTTTGAATCACAATTCTGCATTACGCAAGATTGTTGGGATTCATATGGCCTCAAATGCACACATTGGTATGGCACAGACAATAACCCAGGAAATTTTATGTGATGGATTCAAACATATAGATCAACGCTTTCAGTGCCATGTCGAGATTGATATCCCATGTGTATCAATAATGGGAGAAGATAACATTTGTGGCAGTGTTCCATTGGACAAAGGTTTGATGGTGCATGGAAAAACTGATGTACCCCTAAGTTCAGGGAACAATTCTAAAATTACACCATCACCTTTCTTTGATTATGTACCCCACAAAACAATTCCGGCAAAATTACGACCATCTAATGGCATAGATCCTATGTATAATGGTCTTGTCAAATATGGTAAAAGTGTTCCTCGCATTGAACCTAAATATATTGAGATTGCTGTCAATGATGTGAAGAATAACTTCATCTTGAATGAGTGTCATAAAGATATACAAAATTACCAACGAGTTTTGACATATGAAGAGGCAATCCTTGGTGTTCCAGAAGATGAGTTTTTAGCTCCCATCAATCGTTCCACGTCTATGGGGTATCCATATACAATGGTTAACGAGAAATTGCGAGGAAAAAGGGACGCTTTCGGTGAAGATGAATGGGATCTCAATTCTCCTCTCGCTCTTCAAGTTAAGAGAGATGTGGAGAAATTAATTGAGAATTGTCGACAGGGCATACAAACTGGGGTCTACTGGAGTGACACATTGAAAGATGAACGTCGGCCAATTGCTAAGGTTGAAGCTGGAAAAACCCGTGTCTTCTGTGGTGGACCTGTACATTTTACTATTGCTTTTCGCAAGTATTTTCTTGGATTTGCTGCTTGGATGATGCACAATCGTAATGCCAATGAAATTTCAGTTGG